GGAGTTCTCAGAAGTGATCTATAGTATCTTAGATCGCAACTTAAAAACTCGTGCAACTACGACTCTAATTAATTCAGTATTGCCTGGAACTATTCCAACCTTTGATGTCGCTCTAGCCTTACCATATGATGATAAGACAAAAAAGAAGGTCAAATTAGAAGATCATTGGTATATGAGTCGTAAATTAGATGGAGTTCGTTGTATTACTATAATTGATGATAAGGGAGATGTTAAATTCTTTTCAAGAGGTGGTAATGAATTCTTAACTCTAGATACACTAAAAGCCGACATTAAGAGACTAAACCTAATTGATACGGTTCTTGATGGTGAAGTTTGTATGATGAATGAATCTGGTCAAGAAGATTTTCAAGGAATTATCAAAGAGATTGGTAGAAAAAATCATACAATTAAAAATCCAAAATATTTAGTATTTGACTGCCTAACTCTAGAAGAATTTAATAGTCAAACTTCATCAACTGATCGAAAATTTAGGGACCGTATTACAATAGCTGCTCTATTATTTAGTGGAATTGACTTAACAAATACGACTATCTTAAAGCAAACCTTAATTGAATCTGAAGAGCAGCTTCAAACTGAAATTACTAATTCAACTGCTCAAGGTTGGGAAGGACTAATGCTAAGAAAAGATACTCCATATATTGGAAAACGTAGCGATGAGATCCTTAAAGTTAAAAAATTTTATGATGCTGAATACATTGTAGAGGGAGTTGAAAATTCAACACACAGAGTTATTGAAGATGGCCGCGAAGTTGAAGAAGAAATGTTAGGTAACGTTTTTATTACACATAAAGGAAATCAAGTTAGAGTTGGATCAGGCTTTTCAATAGAACAGCGCCGTCAATTTTATAAAAACCCTGATCAAATTGTAGGTAAAACAATTACAGTTCAATATTTTGAAGAAACTACCGATCAGCATGGTCAAAATTCTTTAAGATTTCCAGTTATTAAAGCAATTTACGAAAAAACAAGAACAATATAATGCCAAGAATTATTTTAGTAGGACCTGGCGCATCAGGTAAAGATTTTATGCGCAAACGCCTTGAAGAAAGAGGCATGACTTACGCAGTAAGTTATACAACAAGACCTCCTAGACCTGGAGAAGTCGATGGAAAAGATTATTTCTTTTTAAGTCAAGATCAGTGTAAAGCAATGAAAGATGAAGATGAGTTTTACGAGGTAATTGATTTTAATGGGTGGACATATGGAACAACCCTAAAACAATTCTATAGAGATGATGTTTTTATTATGACACCAAGTGGTCTATCCCACCTTTCACCAGAAGATCGTGCAAAATCCTTTGTAATATTTTTTGATATTGATGAAGAGATTCGTCGAGAAAGACTTGGAGAAAGAGTAATGCCAGGTCATACAGTTGATGCTAGACTAGAAGCAGATAGAGAGCTCTTTGCTGGATTTAATAATTATGATTTAAAAATAACAAACCCAAACTTTTAATATGTCAACATTTAGTGGAACCTTAATTAAGGTAGACGAAACCCAATTTGTATCAGCAAAATTTAAGAAAAGAGAATTTGTAGTTGGAACTAATGATAAGTACCCACAGTACGTAACGTTTGTTGCAATTCAAGAAAAATGTGAAATGTTAGATTTTGCAAACACTGGAGATCAAATTCAAGTTGGTTATAAATTAGCTGGTCGTAAATGGGAAAGTCCAAACGGTCAAATCAAATACTTCAATACGATTGAAGCAACTCAAATTCATGTTACAAAATCAAATGGTATTTTGGATGAACAGGACATGACTGATGATGAAATTATGAACGATCTGTTCGGTGATGCTCCAAGTACACCTAAAAAGTCCGCCCCAATTGCAGACGATGACTTACCATGGGACATATTAGATTAGTATATTATAATAAAATTTAAGAAATGAAATACGTATCAATTGATTTAGAAACCACTGGACTGGATCCACAAACATGTCAGATCCTACAGATTGGTGCAGTAATTGAGGACACAAATGATGTTAAGCCAATTTCCGAATTGCCTAAATTTAATTGTGTAATTGAACATCCTCAATATACAGGTTCGGCCTTTGCTATTAATATGAATATGAATCTTATTAAGATTATTGCCGATATGGATAAGATTCGAAAAGAAGATCGCGGAGATTATCGTAAGAAACATAATATTTTAACTCCACAAATGGTTGCAACTGCATTTGCGAATTGGTTGCAGTTTCATGGTTGTGAAGTCGATGGAGACCGAGTTGTTATTAATGCAGCAGGTAAAAACTTCGCATCATTCGATAAAGTTTGGTTGGAAACCCTAATTCCAACTTGGAATACTAAAATCAAGATTCGTAATCGTATTATTGATCCAGCTGTATTAGTTACCGATTGGAAAAATGATGAGTCTTTACCTGGTCTTGGAAAATGTAAAGAGCGAATTGGCCTTGAAAATCATGTAACTCATGATGGAGTAGATGACGCAATTGATGTAATTGAAGTTATTCGTAAAGCTACAAATAATTATCAGAATGCGAGTAATTGATTATAAAGCTGCTCTAGAAAGCATGTATATTGATATGATAGAAGAAATGTATAAACACCTTCTATCTAATAATTTTACTTGGCCAGATGATATTCCATTTGATGAAAAGGAAAAGGCTGATCTTATAGTAGAAATGATAAACTACTTTGAGGGTCAAGAAGAATTTGAAAAGTGTGAAGAGCTCACAAAAATGAAGAATCTTTAGTATATTAGTTATATGATAAATGAAACAACTCGCCTTGGATATTGCTGCATTAACCTATCACTAGATAGAAAAGTTACTGCAAATCGTGGAATGATTAAAAAAACCTTTCAGCAAAAGGGTGTGCAATATTGTGGCGAGTTGGCCCATCAAAATATCAAGGATATTCTAACTATCTTAGAATGGAACTTAGCAAATGGCATCTATGTTTATCGTATGTCAAGCGACGTTTTTCCATGGATGTCAGAATACGAAATTCAAGAACTTCCAAATTTCAAGGAAATTTTACCAGATATGCAAGCAATCGGTGCTTTTGTACTAGCTAATAATATCAGGTTATCGATGCACCCTGGTCAATTCGACGTTTTACCTTCGCCAAATCCAAGCGTTGTTACAAAAACTGTCAAAGATTTAAATCAGCATGCAGAAATTATGGATCTTATGGGTTTACCAATTACTCATCAATTTCCAATCAATATCCATGTAGGTGGAACCTATGGTGACAAGGAAGCAGCGGCCGACCGCTTTTGCCAAAATTTTAGTCTACTTAGCAGCTCTGCGCAAAGCCGCCTTGTTGTCGAAAATGATGATAAGGCTACTCAATATTCAGTTCAAGATCTATTTGACTTAGTTACTGCTCGTATTGGAACTCCAATTACATTTGATTTCCATCATCATCGATTTAATACAAGTGGACTAACCGAAGAAGCTGCACTAAAACTTGCTGCATCTACTTGGTCTTGTACTCCACTAACTCACTATTCTAGTTCAAAGAAAACATTTGAAGATTCGTCAGTTATTGCTAGATCCCATGCTGATTATATCTATGAAAAAATTAATCCATATGGATTGACTCTAGATATTGAGGTTGAGGCAAAAGCCAAAGACTTGGCTGTTCTAAAGTATCGTGAGCAGTATAATACTCTATTAGAAAATTATATTCAACTTGAACATGAGCGATTGCAAGAACTGTAAATCTAAAGAAGTTAGGACCCAAATTAAGGGAATCTTTGACGAGCTATTTGTTGGAGATGATATTCGTAATGAACGACTTTCTATTTGTTATGAGTGTGATAAATTTCTTGGAGCCAGTGGACAGTGCGGAGAATGCGGCTGCTATATTTTTGCAAAGACTGCAACTAAAGGGGAGTCTTGTCCATTAGAAGAACCTAAGTGGTAATAAATAATTAAGATTTTTACAAATCCTCAGTTTATTCAATTAATCCTTTTCTCTACTGAGAAAATACCTAACACCATGGAAAGTGACAGTATTCGCCAAATTAAAACACAATCGGAAGAGGCTAATGGGGACATGGATCCTGATCCTGGCGACATTCTTCAACCCTCTTGGATTCGATGCCCTCTTTGCTCTAGTAATGAAATGGACAGGTTCTTATTGGATTACGGACGCTATTTTCTATTGCCTATCGGCATTCTTTTTTGGACTTTATTTTTTATTTTTTAGAGAAAAACCTAAGAGTTCTTAGTATATTATCTCTATAAACTTATCGCTATGAATGTAGAATTAACTTCTGTAACGTCATCAACAATTGATGCATTTGGCTACGACCCTGCCCTAAACGAACTATATGTTCAATTTAAAAGCGGTTCAACCTATACCTATGTTGGAGTTTCAGAATCAGTTTACGCTGAATTGTGTGAAGCTGAGTCCTTTGGTAAATTTTTAAATGCCAATATTAAAGGCACATACGATTACCTTAAATCATAAGCATGGGATTTAACAAATATTTTATTCCAGATCCAAAAGATTTTATTGAGCGACTTGAAAAATTTACAGGCCCTCGTGAATTTGTAGCAATTAAAAAAATTGATGCAGTAATGGGCGATAGTCTTTCAGTCGATATGCTTGATAAAATGTATGAAATGGTCAGAGCTGGTCATACAAACGAAGAAGTTTTGGTAGAACTTAAATCAATGTTAAAGTAGAATAACCTATAAATTAAAAGCTATGTATTATTTAGTAAGAATCAAATTTGAGACCGAAACCGAAAGTGGTAAACGTAAATTCATTAAAGAATTGTATGTTGTAAGTGCTAACTCTGTATCTGATGCAGAAGCAAAAATCCGAGCTAGATTTGGAGATGGAATTTCAGCAATGACTGTTGAATCAGTTCAAGAATCCAAAATCCTTGGAATTATCGAATAATCTTGCATGCCATGTAAAAAAGAAAGGGACAACTGAAAAGCTGTCCCTTTTTTAATTTAGTAAGGTTTGAATTATTTCATAATATAGAGATATCCTAAACTACCAACTAGAACTCCACCAATAATTTTAGTGAATGTTAAT